GACCCTTCTGGTCACGCCACTGTCTTACTTTCATTGCAAACTGTACACCTTTCCATCCTTCTTTGATGTCAACCCATACTAGTTTGCATGTTCCTGTCCCTGCTGGGGCATGAATTATAATTGCTTTATCTTTGTTGATGTCGCCCCATGTGCCACGGCTTGCCGTGTCCACCATATACGGCATGCCGTTGGCATAGATAGCCAACTGCATTGATATATTATTTGGATGGTCGATGCGACCTGTCTTAAGGTCAGCAATGAATCGCTCACCTTTATACTCAACAACTCTATCTGGTGTGCCAGCAATCTTAAACTTATCAAGAACTGTGAACTGTTCAATGAATAGGTTAGTTAATATACTAGTTGCCTGTTCGTAGGCTTTGATGTCTGGCATCCATTGTTCTGGTACTGGACCTAAGTCTAATCCTAAATCTAACTTTTCTGTTAGTGCGTGTATGGCTGTGCCTATTGTTGCTGCCTTACTTGCACCTGCTGCATCCATTGCTTCTTCGATGTATGCATTAACTAACTTGTTATCTTCTGCTGCTACACCTATTGCTAGTAGCAGGTCTGGTCTGCTTGTTAAACCTATTGCAGCCATCCTCATCTTCCATGCTGTCAATGCTGACGCATCATCAAGACTGTTGGCTATTGTAGTGGCGCGGGTGTATGCAACTGGAGCGCCACCCTTTGGCGGTACAACCATTGGTCTACCGTATCTATCTCTTACTATTTCTGTTGGCATTTGTCTCCTTGTTTAGTGTCCCGTGTTTCGCAGATGGCGGGACCACCCATCCCCAAGTCTAACACATAGTAGAAATGAACAAACTCCTATGCGTTAGATAGCGCTGCTGATGTTGGTTACTCGCGCTCGATGTCTTGCACTCGTACATCTGGGTCGTGCAACTCTAAGTCGTAGCCGCTGACTTCGATGTTGTCCGTAATGATATCTTCAACTTCCTCAGGGGAGGTAGCCTTGATACCAGTAACAGTAACTGTAATCTCTACAGTTGCTGACCAGGTTGTAGTGAGTACATCTGAACCGATTGCTTCAAGCAATTCGTTAACGTCGTCACGATTAACTGTTGCTTCATCTGAACCATCATCAAATGCTTCTGAAAAGAAATCATACACCTTGCTACGGGTAGAGATAACCTTTCTGTATGCTTCTTGTGCTTCAAGTTGGACTGATTCAAGTCGCAACTTTAATGTAGCCTCACTCTTGATTAGTTCTTTGAGTGATTCTTCTGTGAAGTTGTAGGTTACTGCGTCTACTGTGATTGGATTTAGGTACACGATTCTCCTTAGATTGATAGTAGTTCTAGTGCTCGTAGTTTGATGCCATCATTGCGCCCTGCTAGGGTAGCAATACTAGCATCTTTCTGAGAGTAATGGTCAGCATATTCTACAACTGCTTGCCACAAACCAAACTCTGTGTTGCGAATGTTCTCTTGCGTTGGGCTATCTGAGTAGATAGCAAACGCTTTCTGCCGTGCATTGAGAGCACGGGACTTAGCGTTCTTTTCACCCTTGGATAGTAGGTGTAGCGGTGCGTTTTCTATCTTGGTTGGCAATGCCCATACCTTTTTGAAGTAGGCTGTTGCTCTGTTGATGTCTGACTCACGTTGCATGAGATGGTTAGCCAGGTCGCTATACATATCAATGTTTGAGTAGGTTAGGTCAAGAAGGTTTCGCATATCAGATACTGATAGCACTGCGTTTTGTGTATGACGCAGTGTATATGTATGTGCTTGGCTCTTGCTTCTAAAGATACGATTGATTTGATTAGCACAAAACAATCTCTCAATGATAGGGCGTAGTACTACTGATGATGAACCATCATGACTGGTCTTGGCTAGCAAGAAGGCAGCATGCGGGTCGCCCTTGATTTCCATTTCTTTTGGTAATGACATGAGCATCCATACTTTTGCCCCGTCATCGTACTCACCTGCTGCTGCATAGCGAGCCTCTCCTGAATCAATCAATCCATCTAGTGAGCCAAAGACTTCAGAGTTCTGAAAGACTTTGTACTTACTACCCACTACACCAATGACTGACTCTTTTCCTTGATGTGTTTTTACAACTGCTTGCTTCTTTGGTACATGCAAGAAGTCAGAGGTGTGCATCTCAGATAATCCAACAGTCCAGTTAAGTCCTGCTTGCTGTGCTACCTGTGCTGCGCTGGTTGCTTCAACCGCTACGCCTGCTTTAATCCAGGCTGAACGGTTTTTCTTTTCTACTACATCTGCTGTAGTCATATGTCCCTTTCTTTACCATGAAGCCTGATACTCGAAGGCCCATCCTTCGGGTACATCTTCAATGAGTTTACTTACTATCTTCACGGTGTTTTCAATACCATGAAAATACCATTCGTCATACTCTGTGCTGCCGAAGAAGAAGCCAGAGCCTGTTGGCAGTAGTGTATCTGCTTTACTGTGGTCTGCCAATACTTCTTCGCATATAATTTTTAGGTCAACTAAAGAACTACGAGGCACATAGATTGGCTGACAGTTATCTTCTCCATCTGCTAGTTCTTGAATGAACCAGTTGTGAATAGCATTAACCTTGCGCCAGTATCCAACTTGAATAGACACAGATGCAAAGGCTAAATCATTTGGGTTATACATCCAATCCGTAGCCCCTACTAATGAGGCAAGGATTGTGTAATCAGCATTGAGTTTCTTATTGTGTGTTTCTGGTTCCCACTCAATAGATGAGATGCCTTTACGAGCATAGAGATACATATCTAATCCCATGATTAGATACCCATTCCTTCTTTAACCTTTGGGTGTAGTTCGTATGTCATAGCAACGAACGCACCTGCAGGCCAGCCTGAAGTAAAAACTCTGTTAAGTAGGTTTGCTAGTGAGTAACTAGGATTACTTTGTAGTGCCTGTGATAGCACATCTTTGGCTGATGTATCTTCAATTGAATACAAGTTAGCAGCCAACACACTAGCAACTGGCGCGATGAACTCACTTGGAACTACATCCATAAAGCATGCAAGGTATGTATTAACTATTGCAACTGGACGTTCAGATGGTAGACCTAACATAAAGTCACGCAACTGAATGTCTCTATGCATACCTGCTGTTATCTCTGCAATGTGGTCAAAGTCTGGCGCTTCGCCTGAATCAATCTGTGTATAGATTGCATCTGTTAAACGCTTGCGCTGCTCTAATAGTGGTGCTTCTTTACCATTCTCATCTGTAAGAATAGTAAGATAGTTTTGTACTTCTTCTATTGTTACTGTCATTTGTTTTCCTTTTCTTTTGTATAGCGCTGGAAGGATTCCAACACATCTTGTTGTTGCTCTTGGGTGAGCATTGCCCATAGGTAGCCAAGTAAATAAAATGGACCGAACTCATCATCATAAAGTTTCCTGGCTAACTCTTTTACCTCTGTTAGTTCTGCTATTCCTACTGTCATTTGTTTCTCCTTAGTACCAGCCATTTTCTCTCCAATGTGTCCATGCAACAGATGGTTTCTCATATCTGTGCACTATGTAGCCCAGCCCCCGCTCAATCTGAAGCGGGGCTGGGGTATCGGGGTCAAGTTTCAATAGTTGTGGTACACCAAAGGCAGAACTAGTGGGGTTCTGCGCCTTGTGATTCCAACCTGATTCTTTACCCCATAGTTTCATCAGAGCACGATGTTCAGACAAGTTCCATTCGGGGTATGCCATCTTCATAAACTGTTTGGCATATAGTTTCAAAGCACGGGGAGTCCAATGGAACTCGCTCATCTCCGTAGGCTTGGCTTCTGTGTGTGGTTGTGCTTGTGCTACTGGCGTGTGCCCTGGCAGCATTGACCAGAACACTAGATACCATGCTGTAAGCAAGGCGAATAGTTTTTTCATCTAACAACCCATCTGTAGAGGATATAGAAAACTGTAATGATGAAGACCCAGGACTGTAATGGTGTGAGAGGGAGGATTGATATGTCATTCATCATCATCTTCTGTGTTGCAGACATCGCATAGTGTGCCGCATTGGCTACATCTTGCATCATCATTCATCTCCCCACATCCTGTCTGGTTCTTGGTAACCATCATCCTCGTCTTCTATATCTTTGTCTAGTGCTATGTCATCTTCAAGCGGTGGTTCGTAACCCATCTTTTTTTCCTTTCATTACATGCATCTGGTCTCCATACATACTGTGTCTGATAACTGAATAAATTGATATTCCGTATACCTCACACAATTTTAACAGTCTTTTAACTGTTATACTTCTATGGTTACGCTCATAACTTCCTAATGCTGCGACAGTAAACTCGCCATTGCTTACGCGTTCTACATCTGCAAGCGTGTACCCTGCAACTAACCTTACTATCTTGAGTGTTGTCATTACATCTAAGTGTTCAGGGTTTAAGTCACTCATCGCAGTCCCCGCACTCCATGCATAAACCGCAATCATCACAGAATTTTTCTGTGTACTGGTCACATGCATCGCATTGAGGTGGTACGTATGGGCCTGTCATTACTCCTCCTCTACGTATATCCTGCCAGTCGCCATCATTTCTTCGAGGATAGCGTTGGCTTTCTTGATTGATGTTATTGCTGTATCAATGGACTCATTTAAGTCCGCTATTTCATTTACTGTGTACGACATAGTTTGTTTCTCCTAACTTTGCCCACGCACATGGGCTGCAGTAGTTTCGTGGGCTGGTTCTATTTACATCTACTAAAATATCCATGCCACATTGGTGGCAGTTATGGATTGCATACTTTACTTGGTTGTCCATAGGTCTTCCTTCGCTACATCTTTATCTATGTAGTAGTAGTTACTACGCGCCTGCTTTTCTATTCTTAAAGCACGGCGTAGTTCTGTATTCTCTTTCATTAACAGCATGTTCTGTCTAATTGCTAGTGTAATAACTACAATACTTGTAGTCAAGGCTATCAGTATTGCAAGCATGGTCATAGAATCTAATAACATTTTGTTACCTTTCTGGATAGATGATGAACTCATTACCGACCGTTGATGTTACGGGGCCTGCGAAAAAACGGAAAGATAGGCAGGTGAGAGCCGAAGCCCCCACCTGCCTGTGTCTTTATGCTTGTGTAACTGCAGTTAGTACTACCTGCTTGAGACCTGGCTTGCGGTCTTTGTTGTCAATGTTTGGGCGGCGGTCCCATCGAGTGTTGCCGATACCCTCTGCGTTGATGTATGCGGTTTGGTCGTCGAGCCAGTTGAGTGCTCGAAGTTCTGCGATTACCTTCTCATCGAAGATAACCACCCGTGTAGAGTCAGAGCAAATCATGCGCCCTGTTGGTAGTTGTTCGTAGTCGTTGATGGTTGCTGTGTAGAAACCATTGCGGTCAACAACATTCTTGATAACGCTGTTCTTGAATGTGACTGTGTTCATTTTGTTTCCTTTTCTGTTGGTAGTGTTGTTGTGCAGACCTGCTCCTGCACTTGTTCAGAGCAGGTCTGCCTTTACTTAGTTACAATTTGGACATACTGCGTGCTTGTTGCAGACTAGTCTGCATGACTGGCACACCATCTCATGGTGGGTCAGTTCTAACTCCATCTCGAAGAACCTATCGGATAGGTTGGTGACAGGTTCCATAAACTCGAGTCTTTCTTGGTCTTTATTGTCTAGAGTTACTGCACCTACCCACTCGTGCCCACTTGGTTCGGGTTCGATTTTGGTTAGGCTGGTGTACATTGGAGCGTATCTGTAGATATCGCTTCCTTCGTCAACCAGGTCATGGGCGAAGATAGTCGCCCTTGTTTCGCGTAGGTCTTGGCAGTCCACGCACAGTTCCATCTGAATCATGCACTGGTAGCATGGGTTGGAGACAGTCAGTTCATCAGACATTGTACTTTCCTTTCGTTAGCCACCCCCAAATTTTAAGGGCAACGCCCACACATCTCAGGCCGAGCAATGGCTACGCAGGCTTTAGCCTGCCAGCCTATTTTGAGCGCGCTTATCAGAGGCTTGACTTGACAAGACTCTGATGCTCAAAATCGAGAGCCGTCATCAGCACATCAGCCAGGCAACCGTAGAACAACGCGACTGAAATGTACAAGCACAGGATGGGATTGTGATTACTGTCATGCCCGCAGGGTGTGACGGGAATCATGGTCACAGCCCGCTTTACATTTTGCTGATGGAGATAAAATCACAGGGGTCATGAGTAAAAGACGGGGATAGCAATTCTCAGGAATTGTATCGCCGTCTGGTCTGCCTTTGATTTGCGGGGCAAGGGCGACATAGCGGGAGCGTCGTCCTTGACCACAAAGCATAGGACAGATTACGACCATTGGTTTTCGTTCCGCATCGGTGAGGGTTAAAGACATAGCCATCGCCAGGGCTGCAACGATTTCATTTATTAACCAGCCATCGGCAGTTATATTATAAACAGAACTGGGGCGAGACATGGTCGAGGCGGATAGACTACAGTCCAGTATCACCCTGTACAGTATAGATACCTGTTCTGTCAGTACTGGGGGCAGATAATTCTGACCCTAGACTGTTTAAATCTGCTGTAGTTTATATACAGTATCTCCCATAAAGATTTTCCCGTACAGTCCCCTATGCCCTGTTTAGGCTGTTACTTAACTGTTTTAATTAAGTAAAAAGATTTTTGCCTTTGAAACGTTCGGAATGGCTGTTTGAACGGGTTAATACTATATAGAGACTATTTCTTTTACTACCTAAGCAAGTTCTTCAGGAACTTGCGTTACAGACTGTATCTACTATCCGTTACTAACTGGTCTGTACTATATGCAGATGGGACAGTTACGTGACTTTTCAGAAGACTAATAACCCTCGTACCGCTATGGCGGCAGAGGCTAAAGCCAAAGTTTTGGCGCTGGTTTCTGAAGGTATGTCTGTGCATAGGGCTATGGAACAAAATGGCAAAAAGCCAGACACTGTTCGTATCTGGTGCCTGAGAGACCCAGCCTTTGCTACCGCCCTTGTCGAGGCAAAGGAAAACGCTAAAGAGCGTTCATTAAAAGCCATGGGCGTAGCCCGTGAAGATATTACCTTTCCTCAGTTCTCTGAGATGTTTTTGGACCAGCGGGTTTTTCCACATCATATGGATTGGATTGACCTATTAGAGGGACGCGAGCCTTCGTGGTTGCATCCCAATATGATTTACGAGCCAGGCAATCGGAACCGCCTACTTCTAAACGTTCCCCCTGAGCACGCCAAATCAACCGTGATTACGGTTAACTACGCAACTTATCGCATCGCTCTCAATCCGAACGTCCGCATTATTGTGGTCTCGAAGACCCTTGTTAAAGCACGCGAGTTCGTGTACGCAATCAAGCAGAGATTATCCCACCCGCGCTGGCTAAAGTTACAAACAACTTTTGGACCAGAAGGGGGCTGGAAAGAGGACTCAGATACTTGGCGAGTTGACACGGTCTACCTTGGGAGTGATGCGAGAAACTCAAGTGAAAAAGACCCAACGATTCAGGCACTGGGTATGGGTGGTCAGATTTACGGCGCACGTGCTGACCTCATTATCCTAGATGACTGTATAACTACCTCTAACGCTCACGAGCATGAGAAGCAGATTAACTGGCTGCAAAAGGAAGTTATTACCCGTCTGGGCAAAAATGGTAAGTTACTGGTGGTAGGCACCCGTATTGCGCCATCTGATTTTTATAAAGAACTCCGCGACCCTAAGCATTGGTCTGGTGGCAAGTCACCTTTTACATACATGGGTATGCCAGCAGTTCTTGACTATAGCGATAAGCCAGAAGACTGGACAACTCTTTGGCCTGCAAGTGATACACCCTGGGACGGGGATGAAGATACCCCACCTAATGAAGAAGGGTTATACCCTAAGTGGGATGGCGAAACGCTTTTTAAGCGTAGAAGCGAAGTAACCCCAGCAACATGGGCGCTTGTTTATCAACAAGAAGATGTAACTGAAGACTCTATCTTTCCACCTGAACTGGTGCAAGGTTCTATCAATGGTATGCGAAAGCGTGGTCCATTAAAGCCAGGTGCTACAGGACATCCACCTCAGGTTGAGGGTTACACTATTGTAGGCTTTGACCCCGCTATGGCGGGTAACGCTGCATTTGTGGCTATAACCTATAACAGGACCGATGGAAAGATTTATGTTTTAGAGTGTTTGAACATGCCAGACCCTACGCCACAAAAGATTAGGCAAGCCATTGAAGATTTTACGCTTCGGTACAGACCGCAAGAGTTCCGCGTTGAAATCAACGCCCACCAAAAAGCCTACTCCCTTGACGAAGAACTACGAACATGGCTCTCTTCACACGGCGTACGGCTTAATTCTCACTTTACAGGCAAAAACAAATGGGACACAAACTTCGGTGTGGCATCAATGTCAACACTCTTTGGCACTACTCGCGAAGGTAAGTTCCAAAAGAACAACATTATAGAATTACCTAGTACTGAAAACTCAGAAGGTATGAAGGCGTTAGTCCAACAGTTAATAACTTGGAAGCCTGACACCAGAGGTAAGACAGATACTGTTATGGCTTTATGGTTTGCGGTTATCCGTGCCCGTGAGTTTATGCAGCAAAACAGCAACATTGCTAGGTACGCCAACAATCGTTGGGCTACTAGAGCGCAACAACACAAACGAACATCAATTAATCTAGATGATGCCGCATCTGAAATGTGGAATCACCAATACGGATAAGGAATAACCATGCCAGCACCACTAGTAGGACTAGCAGCAGGAGCAGCCGCCCGTGCTATTGCAAAAAAGGCTGCACAAACAGCAGTAACTAAAGCGGCTGCTAAAGCAAGCGCAAAAAAAATTGGCAGAGCAACAGGTAGTGTAAATGTAAACAGTAAAGGAAAAGTTACTGAATACATGAGTGGTGCTAAAGTAAAAGGTAAAGCACGTAATATTAGTGATAATGCACACCGTGCAGAACTTGAGGCTAAGGGATATTCAAAGCGCGCTTCTGTTACAAAGTATCCAACCAAAAAATTAGTTGGAAATCCTGATAAATTAACTACTGCAAAGGTTCCAGTAAAAACTGCCAGTCGTACTCGCTCTGGACAAAAAGCAAAATAATTTTTAATCAACCGTTAGGACAATAATGCTTTCTATAGAACAAATTTCTGCACGGGTTGCATCACTTAAAGACCGTGCTGCAGAGCGTGATGCACGCCAACAAGATGTTCTTGCCGTCCGTAAAGGACAAATAGCAAGTGTTTACCCAGACTTTTTTCCACAGGGTGTTGACGCTAACGTAGTTGCTAACTTTATTGACATTGTAGCCCGTGACCTTTCTGAGGTAATGGCTCCATTGCCATCTGTTAACTGTTCTGCTGCTAATCAAGCAAACGACCGTGCTCGTAAGTTTGCGGACACACGTACTCGTATTGCTAATAATTATTTTGCAAACTCAGATTTGCAAGTACAGATGTACACAGGCGCAGACATGTACATCACATTTGGTTTCGTCCCTTTCATTATTGAATTAGACGAAGAAGCAGGGCTACCGCGTATTCGCGTAGAAAATCCAATAGGGGCTTACCCAGAATTTGACCGCTACGGACGCTGTATTGCCTTTGCTAAGCGTTATTACTTGAGCATTGGAGAACTCGCTTCAGAGTTCCCTGAGTATGCAAGAGAACTCCTTGGTCCAGAAATGTACAAGGGAGACCTTAACGCACAACTAGAGATAATTCGTTACTACGATGCACAACAATCTCTGTTGTTTGTTCCAGAAAAAAACAATTTAGTTTTATCTAAGGCGGCTAACCCGCTTGGTAAGATGATGGTTGTTGTTGCTAAGCGTCCATCAGTTGATGGTGAGATGCGTGGACAGTTTGATGATGTATTGGGTATTCAGTTGCTTCGTAACAGGTTCGCATTACTTGCGATGGAAGCAGCAGAAAAGTCAGTACAGGCTCCAATTGTTCTACCAACAGATGTAACAGAACTTGAACTGGGTGGCGATGCAATTATTCGCACAGCAAACCCAGCAGGTGTAAGACGCGTAGACCTTAACATTCCACCTGGCGCATTTACTGAGCAGGCTTTGTTACAGCAGGAACTACGAACAGGAACACGTTACCCAGAGGGACGTACTGGAAACATTGATGCTTCCATTATTACTGGTCAAGGTGTTCAAGCACTTATGGGTGGCTTTGATACACAGGTTAAATCTGCTCAGGCTATCTTTGCTTCTGCATTACGAGATGTTATTTCTGTATGTTTTGAGGTAGATGAGAAGTTTTTTGATGTTGAAAAGACAATCCGTGGTGTAGATGCAGGTTCTCCTTACAGCCTTACATACAAGCCAGGCAAAGACATTAAGCGTGACTTTACCGCTGATGTTCGATATGGCATGCTTGCTGGGCTTAACCCAGCACAGGGACTTATCTTTATGTTACAAGCATTAGGTGGTGGATTAATTTCTACAGACCTAGCAATGCGTGAACTACCATTTGGTATTAACGTAACACAAGAGCAAGAAAAAATTGAAATTGAGAATATGCGTAAAGCACTTGTTAGTTCTTTACAGGCATACACACAAGCAATTCCACAAATGGCTGTACAAGGTGGGGACCCATCGGGCGTGGTAAAGAAAATTGCTGGAGTTATTAAGGCTCGTCAACGTGGCATACCAGTAGAGGATGCGGTTGAAGAAGTCTTTGCCCCAGAATTACCTCCTGCTGGTGCACAGGTTGAGCAACCGTCCCCTGTTCCCGCCGCGCCAGCAGGAGGCGCTCCTGAAGCACCACAGGGTCCAGCACCACTACAAAGTCTTTTAGCAAGTTTAACATCAGGCGGAGAAGCCTCAGCATCAGCAAGGACAGTTACGCGACGCTAACCTAAGGAGGGGACAATGACAACGCTTGTAGCAATTCAAGGAAATGGTTGGGCAGCCGTTGGCTGTGATTCTCGTTCATCTGGTGATGATGGTCGCTTTATGGAACTGGCAACACATAAGATTATTGAAAATAATGGAATCTTAATTGCAGGTTCTGGTGCTAGTCGTGGTTCTAACATTTTGCAGTTTGGGTGGAAAGCACCTAAGCCACGTGTTACTGATGACTTAGATGTGTTTATGACACAGACTTTTATACCAGCAATGCGTAAATTGTTTATTGATTCTGGTTATGACATGAAAGAAGACGGGGATGCCGCAGCACATGATTCACAATTTCTTATCGTCGTTCGTGGAGTTATTTATCCTGTCTTTGAAGATTATTCTTGGGACCGCGATGTTCGTGGTATCTATTGTTCTGGCAGCGGTGCTGACATTGCTCTCGGTGCCATTGAGGCTTTTGCTAATTCTAGAAAGCAAACTACGCCGAAAGTGGCGGAAGTAGATATTAGAATGGCAATTAAGATTGCGTCTCGCTGGGATATACATACTGGCGAGCCAGTTGTAGTAAAGATACAGAACGCAAAATGAGCAAAGAGTTTAGAGACAAAATAGAAGAAGCCTTAAAGATTCTTCTCGAAGAAGATACGAAGGGGACTGAGTTCATCTGCACTAACTGGTTAATGATAACCGAGTGGGCAGACTACGAAGGGACCCGATATTTACACACAGAAGTTAGCGAAGCCATGACACCATGGAACGCATACGGGATGATGAAGATGGCACAAGAGTACAACAGCGAAGTACTTGGTACTAAGCACGAACCTATTGAGCAAGAGGAGGATGAAGAATGACAACTGCCCCAGAAAATCGTGGTGGGTATCGCCCAACAGCCCCTCAGAATAATCCAGCAAATGTTTCTGCAACTGGTGGCAACGGACAATCAGGCCGTGCTACACAACCCGCAAAGTATATTGCTGGCATGCCATACGGTGAAGGTCAAGCAACCATGGCTCAGCAAATGGGTGCACCTATGCAAGGCACTGAAAGAATTGGAACAAGTCCTTTAGAAGTTACACCATTAACTGCTGAAACAAAGTTTAGAGATGAACCGATTACTGCTGGTGTTGACTTTGGACCTGGTCCTGATTCTACTATTTTAAATCTTCCTCAACAGCAGGAAAGAAATATTCTTTCAGTTATTCGCCAGATTGCCCAACAGGACCCAACTGGAGAAACAGAGTTAATTTATCGTATGCTAGAAGATAGTGGTGCTTAATGCCAGAGGTTCCTTTAGACCCATCTGTAGCAAAATTAAATCCTAACTTTTATTCTGCTGCTATTAAATCTAACCTTGATTCTCAATCTAAAATGATGGTTGAGCAGTTTTCTTTAAGTGCTGTTAAGGGTACAGAGTTATTAAAGTTAAGCGAAAAAAAAGCACGTGAAGAATTTTTAAAACTTGACCCGCTTGTGCAAAATAATATTCGTTATATTCATCCTAACAAGGCACAGTTTGCAGAAGAAAAAGGTCTTTTAGGAAATGTTTTATCTTCAACAAAAAGTGCTGCGCTAGGAACTGCTGCTGTATATGCAAGCCCTTTGATTGCAGGATTTAAGGCTGCTGAAATATATGGTAGGGCCATTAATACTCCATATGCCGTTGCTTCTCAAATGGGTCAAGGAAAGCCTTTTAGTTTAAAACTTCTTTCTGATTCTTACAAGAGTTTAAATACTTGGAATTGGAAACGTGTTGAAGATTTTGAAAAGCAATACGGCAAGGCTTTGATTACATTAGTCAGGGGTAATGTTGAAGGCCGCACAATTGGTGAATCTTTAGATTTATATGGAAAGCCTTTTGATGAGGATATGTATGCTGCTATTTCTTTTATGGGCAATGAACCAGAAAAGTTCCAAAACTTATTAGACCTTGTTAAAGTAGAGTCTCAAGTTTCTTTAGGACGTAGTTTTGCAAACAAGGCTGCACCTACAGATTCTCCAACTGTTAATAAAAATTATTGGGCAGTAAAAATGCTTAAAAAGGTTGGAATAGATTTAAGTACAGAAAAAGGAACTAAGCAGGCTCTTGCTATTGCTCGTGTTGAATCACCAGATAAAGCAAAAGTTAAATTAAAGAAAATGCTTTCTGGTCCAGTAGATGCAGTTTATCAAATGGCAATTGACCCATTAACTTATGTTGGTGTTGGACCTGCTGTTAAGGCAGTTACTAAGGGTGTTGCTGGCCTTAATGTTACTGCTGGCGAAGCCGTAAGATTTATGGGATTAAAAACTCGTGGTGAGCGTATGGCTGACCAGTATAAATTTATTGCAGAAAAATCAGGCGATACTTCTAAAGCATTAGATTGGGCATTTACTCAACCCGATGTTGTTAAACTTTGGGACGATGACCTTGGCCCACTAATTAAAGAATACACTGATGCTACAAGCCCAACAGTAAAATCAATGGCTTGGAATAGAATTAAACAAGACTATCCTCAATGGAGAGATAGAGAACTAGTTAAACTAATTGGTTCTGAAATGAAAAAGACTGATGACTTTAATGCAGTAGGTGCTAAAAGATTCTTTACAGAAGTAGATGACTTTGATTCATTTCTAAGTGGTCCAGTAGATGGAATATATTTCCGTCGTGACGGCATTGTTACTGCTCGTTCTTCTAGAAACTTAACCTCTGCTGTAACACGAACAATATATGATACCTTTAATCCTACAGTTGCTGCTCGTTCTACAGAAGAAGCAATCCGTAAAAACGATGAAGGCTTAGCAACTATTATGGAAACCTTAAAAAAGGTTTCTGATGATTCAGATGTTCTTGTTAACCCTGCAGTTGCAGATATTTTTCAACTTCAAACCAATGTTCGAGCAGCAAGAAAATTTGCCTATCAGGTTGGTACTGGTTTGGCTCGCTCTCCTGGACGTATTCAGTTTGGCGACGACGCAATTAAAACAATTGAAAGCGTAAGAAATTTAGCAAACCAAGTAATGGATACTAAGTTTGCCGATGCACTTGTTGAGTTGTATTTAGACACACCACCAGAATTACAAAGAACAGTAATTCGCAACCTTTATTACGGGTACATGCTTAAACTCGGAATGAATGGAACCGTTGGTGGCAGAAGTAGTATGGATGAAATTTTATCCAAAGTAATGAATGATGATGGACTTACTGCTACAACCCGAAGCGAAATACCATCAGAGTGGTTAGATGTTTTTGAAAAAGGTGCAATTCGTTTTGAAAACGAAATACCATTACTATCAAGCAAGGGTGCTATTCAGCCATCCCAACTAACAGAAGGTGTAGCACCACTACCTTATGACTTGTTGTATCAGTATGCTGCTGACTCTAAACGAAGCGATAAGTATAGATACTTTTTTACAATATCTGGCTTAACAAGACGCAACAGTATTAAAAATCTTAACGATTTTTGGGCAAACTGGACTTTGTTTCCACGTTCGGGTATGCGTTCAGGAATAGATGAAACTTTCTTCTTTTCTTTGTATGCTCCTTTTTATGCTTTAAGAGAATTTTTTTCTGGTTCTGCTATTGGCCCAACTAGAGCCTTAACTACTATTACTGGTTCTAAGGCATCTCAAGGTTTATACACCAGACTTTATCTTAAGTTGATGCCTAAGTTAGACCCAACAAAAAAGATTAGTCCAGAAACTAGAATAGAAGCAGTGAGAGAACTAGCAAGACTAGAATCTACTAAGCGTGGTTATGATGTGCCAGAAGCAGAAATTTCTATGGCATTGATTCGTGAAAACATGGTGTCTCGTGCTCAACAATTGTATCAAAATACAGTTTCTGAGTCTGACTGGAAAAACATTAGCAAGTTAATGAAGCATAACCCTGTTGTTTTTGAATCGATGATTAACTCAATGGGTGCACGTGCTTCTATTTCTGGAAAGATTGATGTGGATTTTGTAGACTCAATGTTTACTCCTAGTAATTTAACCAAAATGTATGAAGACGCTGGTTTAATTGCTGGAAATAAATACACAGCAAAACAAGTTTCTCAAATGTCAGAAACGCAGATTGCTAAAGTACACTTTGATAACTGGAGTACTCGTTTTCCATACAATAGCAAGCGTGTTGTTGGTCCCGTAGTTCTTGACCCAGTGCCTGTGTTCTTCCGTAACGATGCATTAAAAACTAAAGATGATTTTTTAAATGCTCGTAATGAATTACTAGAGCAAATGGGATTTAAATACTCAGACGAGGTTGACGATTTTATTATAAGTAACCCAACGGTTGCCCAGAAGTTTCTTTCAATGTTTAATACTACTGTTTACTATCGTCAACAGGGTATACCAGATGAAAAAATTGCTAAAATTCACATTCAAACCATGCTTGTAGATTTAAGAAACACTTTTCATGGTAGTCCAAATACATTCAATGATGAATTATTTGATTTAGTTAAGACTAAATATTCTGAAATTGAACAGTTTAGATTAAAGTCTAAAAAGAGTATGGATGATAGAGTCTGGTCTAATGCTGCTGGCAGTATTACTTATAAAGATTTTGAAATAGCAACCCTTGGTCGCCACCCAGTTAGTGGAGATGTTAATACACGCCTAACTAGCACGGGTGAAAATGTTGATATGGACATTTTTCAAGAAGGAACTGGTATTGGGTATGCAATTTCTAAACTAGGCAACAACGCAATGGAAGTAATGGATGCGACAACAACAGGAATGTTCCGTCAAAAAGCATTGTGGATTTACTTTAGTAATCGCATGGATGAATTAGGTCCGTATGAAAATATGCTACGGGCAAGAATTCAAAAGCAATTAATAGATAGTGGTATGCCTGTAGAAAATGCTAAAAAAGCAGCAAGACTACAAGCAGAAAAGCGAACAACTGAAATTGCTTTTAAAGATTCAAGCGAAAAACTTATTGAGTATGTAGATAACCCAGCGGTTAAGTCTAACTTTGCTATGTCTGCTCGTTCTGTTGCTCGTTTCTATAGGTCAACAGAAGATTTCCAACGCCGTATTTATCGTCTCTATACAAAAGCACCATTGCGTTCTTTGTATCGTTTGCGTTTATTAAACACAGGGCTTGATGCAGCAGGAGATATTTACGAAGATGAGAACGGTGAAAAGTTTGTTATCTTCCCAACAGATGCTATTTTAAGTTCTGCTGTTGAACCAGTACTTAGAGCACTTACTGGAAATGACACCTTTAAGGTTCCTACTTATAACGAGTTAACACTTAAACTACGATTAACAAACCCATCGTTTTCTCCAGATGCTGGACAACCAGCATTGTCTGGACCAATGGGAGCCGTAGGTGTTCTTATTGGACGCGGACTACTTCGCAACTTTGCCCCAACACTAGAAGGTCTTGGCTTTATTGATGAAAAGCAGGCTGAGTCATTACAACCTTATGCAGAAAAATCTTCAGATGTCTTGGGTAAAATTGGATTAGGCAACTTTGCTGATTCAATGACATTTACTAAAGCCTTTATGCCAATGTTGCTTGATACCTTTGGTGCTGCTTTGTCAGGAAAAGTTCCTGTATTACAAAAATTTAATAAGGATTGGGAGCGTCAACAAAATACAGCAATGTATCAGGCTATGGCTTACTTCCAAGCATTTGGAAACGCTCCTGATGCAAATGCAACAGAAGAAGAAAAGTACGAATACTTAAAAGGTTTAAGGGTTGCAACAAGTAATATTATGATTGCTCGAACTCTTTTGGGATATGTATCTCCAGGCATGCCAACCTTTAAAGAAAGTAAAGGCCTACCTAACTACATGAAGAAGGTCGGTATCACTGGCTTTAAACCTGAGTTCTGGGATATCTATAATGGTATTTTACGTAATGCTGGCGATGATGTTAACAATGCTTTTGATTTAGCAGTTGCTACATTTGTAGGTAAGAACCCAGGAAAGATTATTTATACTGTTGAACGAACATCAAAAGAATACAAGGTGTTTATTAACACAACAGATAATCTTAAAAACTGGGCTATAGAAAACAAATCATTTGTAAATACATACAAGGAAATTGCTTACATCTTTGCACCAAAGGTTGGTGAATACAACCCAAGTGTTTACAACTGGATAGAAGCAGAAGGTTTAATTAAGTCACCTGAACTAGAAGACTATCTGGTGAAACTTCAAATTGCAGAAGATAAGCAATTATACTTTGGTATTTCTAAGCAACTAAATGAACAATTAAAAACAGTTGGTATTGCTGATTCTCGTAAAGAATTAATTGCTACTGCTGCACAGAAAAAGAAACTACTATTAAACTCTAATCCTTTCTTGCAGGCAGAAATTGAAGGCTCTGTTAATGACCGTGGTGTATTAAAAACAAAGTTTAAAGTACTTAACGATGCTATTAATAGTCCTACTACACCAATTGATAAAAACACCCGCAAGGCTATGAAGTTAATTCTTGAAGAAGTAGCAGACTTAGTTCTCATAGGAGAAGATACACAACTTGCTGCTCGATACGACTATACAGATATTAAAGCACAAAGAAAAACAGAAGTTACTGAAATTATTGACAAGATTGCATTGGCAAATCCAGCAGTTGCTGAAGCAAATAGATTGATATTTAAACCATTGCTTAATACATATTCACGAGATGTCAACACAGCAAGTCCTACGGAGGTTAACAGATAATGGTCGCACGTTCACCAGACCAAGCCCGTGCTCAACAGGCTGCTAAGGATAAGGCTAATGCCAACAAGGCTAACCTTGACCGCGACCAAAAAAATTCTCTTGAAGAAAGATTTGGCGGAGAAAGACCTGAATACTTTTTAGACTTTGACCCGTATGGTAGAGTTCGTATACTTAATAAACTTATGGATGATGGACAGCCATTACAACAGTTTTTAGTTGTTAACCCAGATGGTATTAATTATTCTTTTGCTAACAAAACGCAAATTGTTAATGCAATTCGCAAGTTATACTCTAATAAAAAAGAAGCGTTACGTAAGCAACTCTTTGACCTTGATTACATATCAGAGCGTGATTACAATGCTCGTAGTGAAACATCACTTATTAGTGGTATGTTATCTGCTGCCAATGAGTTTACTGTAGAAGTTGTTGATTCTTATACAGTAGACGGCAAAACAAAGTTTCCTACATTTGATAAGTGGCTAAATGCTAAGCCTGCTGTTGGTGGTGATGGTGGCAAGAAAGACCTACCTATCCGTGATATTGAACTTATAGACCGTGATGTAGTTGAAGCAATGGTTAAAGATTTTTATATGGAAGAACTTCAAAAAGAAGTAGACCCAGAGATTATTAAAGCCAAGACTGACCGTGCTATGAAGCGAATTAAAGAAGGTAGTTTAACTACTATTAAAGAAGGTGGTAAGGAAGTAACACGTACTACAACGCCGCGTTTTTCACAGGCTGAATTACAGGCAGAGTTAGGCAAAGAGATTCCAATAGAAAATAAATTAGATTATAACCAAGCACAAAGTCTTAACTTTATTAGTTTTCTAGCAGGAATGGAGGGACGATAAGTGGCTCAGACTCCAGCGCAAATACAATATGATGCAGACCTTGAAGCCCTTAGCCGATTAACTGGTGTTGAAAGAGTTAGGGCTAAAGAACAATTTGACCTTAAGTATCCTAATGGTAAGCCTAAGGCTACAGTAAGCACAGAAACTACAGAAACGCCATCTGTTGATGGCAAGGCTGAGGCATTAGCCTTTGGTTTAACCGAATCACTTATTGGTGCTTTCCCAGAACTACGAGAAATCTATGATTTATTTTTAAAGAAAGATTATACAGAAGCACGACTTAAGTATTTTGCTAGTAACTATTATAAAAATATAACCGAGACTGGAAAAAGCCGTCAAGGTTTAAAGGCTACTGCACGCGGTCAGTATGACCAGTTGCTTGATGCATATCGCTTAGCCCAACGTAAAAGACTTACTATCAAAGGTATTAACCTAGATGATGCTACCTTCAATGAATTAACTGAAGAAGGTTTTGATTCTGGCTTAGATGAAAATCAACTAGATGTAAAGATTCTTAACTCTGGAAAACTAGGCACTATTGGTGGCACTACTCTTGGCATGGTTAATACCCTTAAGACTTATGCTGATGACTATGGTGTTAATCAGTTACTTAATAAGTCTTGGTGGGAACAAAAGTCAACAGATTTATTTGCTGGTAGAACAACCGATGATGACATTGAGGAAGAAATCCGCAACATGTCTGCTAGTGCTTATGCAGCCTATGCTCCTGGTATTATGGCTGGCAGAAGTTTAGCATCACAAACATCGGCCCTTAAGCAAAGTTATGCAACAATTTATGGTGTAGACCCAGATACTGTTCAGTGGAGTAATCCAACTTTTATGAAATTAACTCAGTATGTAGACCCAAAAACTAAACAACCAGTTCCTATTCCTTTGTGGGAAGCAGAAAAGATTATGAAGTCACAAGATGATTATCTATACACCAAAAATGCACAGGATAGTTTTAATGAAATTGGTTCCAGTATTCTTAGAGACTGGAAGGTGATGATGTAATGTTTAGATTTAATCCAGACCTAATGCAACTTGATGACGGTGAGGCTACTGTCACACGAAGAGTTCGTGCTGAAGCACCTGACACTCCTAAGTTGACAGAAGCAGAAATGAAAGCAGCATCTATTGCTGCTGCAAAAGAACTTGCAGCAGTTCCTTATGCTGAATTGCCAATTGAAGTAAAACAAGTTATGAGTGCTGATGAAAAGCGCGAGTACATAACTGCTCAACGTGAGGAAGCAATAAGACTTCGTAGAGAAGAAGAGGCTATTGCTGACCCATTGAAAGACCCAACGCAACGCCCTGATGCTCAAGTTAAGGGCGATGATGAATACATTATGTATTACAGTTGGGTTGGTGGATACGAGACTGGTTCTTGGAGATTAACTAGAGTCCCACGTACAGAAGATAATCTTCGTACTTATGGTGGTCGTCAAGTTGGTGGGCCTACACGGGTAGAAGCAACTGGACAAGTATCAGATGCAAATACGCTGATAATTCAACCAAGACCTATCCGAAATAATGATGGAGCGATTACTGGTTGGGAAGTTGGTGATGTCAACTCCATTGATTTAATTGGAACCGATGGAAGAGTTTCTGATGGTACAGTCGGGACTACTGATGGTACTCTTGTTGGCGCTACTGATGGTACTGGTAGAACAGTAGTAAGTAGAGTTGAAGGCGCTGACGGCGTTACTGTTACCTATAGTGATGGAACAAAAACAACTTTTGCTAAGTCTTCTACTGCTGGAACTTCTGGCACTACAGGTACTAGAGGAACTACGGGAACTAGCGGTACGAGCGGCACTGGTGGAACCTCATCGGTTATACCTCAAGGTGTAGATAGTCAAACTAAAGCATTAATTGAATCACTACAAAAACAAATTGCAGATTTAAGTAAACAAGTTACTGGTACAACAACAGCAAATACCCTAGCAGCAGAACAAAAAGCATTTGAAGAAAGACAACGTAAAGAAAACGCTTTAACTAGTTTAACTGCACGTTTTTCTCAATATGGATTACAGTCTTTAGTTCCTAAGATTAGAGAGTTAGTAATTAATGGTTCGACAGAATCAACTATTGCTTTTGAACTACAAGAAACACCAGAGTATAAGCAACGCTTTAAGGCAAATACTGAGCGTCTAAAAAAGGGACTATCGGTTTTAGATGCTGGTACTTATATTGGTATGGAAGATTCATATCGCCAAGCATTGCGAGCATACGGACTAAAGCAGTTTGATACTGATGATTATGTATCTCAGTTTATTGCTAATGATATTTCTGCTAATGAATTATCTAACCGTATTGTCACTGCAGTTCAACGAGTACAAAATGCTGACCCAGCAATTACAAAGCAGTTAAAAGACTTTTATAACATCGGTCAAAATGACCTTGTGGCTTATGTTCTTGACCCTAATCAACAATTCCAAAAGATTGAACGTCAAGTTCAGGCTGCTGAGATTGGTGTTGCAGCAGCACGTCAAGGACTACGGGCTGGTGTTCAAGTTGCTGAGCAGTTGGCTGCACAAGGTGTTACTCAAGCAGAAGCACAAAAGGGTTATGCAACTATTGCAGACATTCTTCCTGATGCTAAGAGACTATCTGATATCTACGGTACAACCCTTGAAGGGTATGACCAGGCACAGGGAGAGCAAGAAGTATTTAATCAACTTGCTTCTGCTCAACGTAGACGACAGAAGTTAACTCAACGTGAAATTGCAGCGTTTGGTGGTCAATCTGGACTATCAAACAAAGCACTAACAACAGACCTAACTGGTCAATACTAAGAATCCTGACATGGACCTATCGGCCCCATGCAGAGTAATAGACCGATAGTAGGAGCCAGCCAGTTTCCCCGAACTGAACTGAGGCCTGCGAACTAACAACGAATAGAAGGGTGGGTTGCTATGAGCAACAACAACTGGGATGAAGAAGACGATGACTTTGATACAGACATCGATAACTCTGACGGAAGTGACTTGGTAAAGAAGTTACGGAAGGCAAAGCGTTCGGATGAAAAACGTATTAAAGAACTCACAGAGCAACTTGAGGTATTTTCCAAGGCGCAGCGTGAGTCAACCGTTAAGGAAGTCCTTGAAAAGAAGGGCGTAAATACTAAAGCAGCACGGTTAATCCTAAAGGATATTTCCGAAGTTAATGAAGAGTCAATTAATAATTGGCTATCTGACAACGGAGATTTAATTGGGTATCAGCCTAAGTCTAATAATGACGACATCAATCTTGCGGCATTACGCCAGCAAGATGTTGTTACGCAGCAGGGTATTTCGCCAGATAAAGCAAATGATATGAACGCTCGACTAAATGGCAATTTTGAGAGCGCTGAAGATTTTATTGCTTTTCTTCAATCGCAACAATAATATCCGTTCATAGTCAAGGAGACTAAAAAACATGGCAAACGCATATACAGATACCTCGAGCGGTTCGTTCGGCGGTACAGTAGGCGGCGCTGGTCTCGTACAAAAGGCGTATGACCGCCTTCTCGAGTTCGCTCTCCGTTCAGAACCCCTAATTCGTTCTGTCGCAGATAAGCGCCCCGCACGTCAATCAATTCCAGGTTCAACAGTAGTTCTACAGAAGTACGTTGACCTTGATGCAGTAACAGGAACACTCACAGAGACAGTTGACCCAGATGCAGTAGCACTGACAACTCCTACCTCTGTCACAGTAACACTTAATGAGTACGGTAACGCAGTTCTAGTAACTCGCGCATTGGAACTCTTCTCACTTGCAGATGTAGACCCAGCAATTGCTAACATCATTGCATACAACCTTGCAGATTCTATCGACAAGGTTGCAATGACAACTCTACGCTCAGGTACAAACAACATCTTCTCAGGTACAGCAACATCAACTGCAACAATCGCTGCAACATCTACACTAGATTCAGCAGACATCCGTAAGGCTGTTGCTAAGTTGCGTTCCAACAAGGCCAAGGGCCGTCGTGGAGCAGCATACTGGGTAGGTATTCACCCAGAAGTTTCACACGACCTTCGTGCTGAGACAGGCGACCTAGGATGGCGCTACCCACAGTCACAGTCTGCTTCAGAAGCAAGCAAGATTTGGGCTGGAGAAATCGGTGAGTACGAAGGCGCGTTCTTCGTAGAGTCATCACGTTTGTTCAATGCCAAGTCAGGTGCAGACCAGTCAGCATTGGCAACAACAGCAGTAACAGTTGCAGGAGTTTCAGCCGCATTCACATTCGGCGTTGCTTCATCATCTGTTATCGCTGCTCGCGCTGAAGTTGGCGATAAGATTTCAGGAACAGGCGTAGGAACATCTGCGAAGATTACTGCAATCACAACATCAGGTTCAACAACAACATTTACTGTTGACGTTGCTAACTCTGCTGCAGTAACAGTATCAACAACAATCACAGTTACACCTGTAACACGTGTCTTTGACACAATCGTTGCAGGTTCACAGGCAATGGCAGAAGCCGTTGCTGAAGAGCCACATGTCGTTATTGGTAACGTAACTGATAAGTTGATGCGTTTCCGCCCAATGGGTTGGTACGGCGTACTTGGCTTTGCAGTTTACCGCGATGAGGCTCTATACCGAATCACATCAGGTTCATCAATCGCTGCTCTCTAGTAGTTAATTGACTGTAGGGCTGGGGCAACCCAGCCTTATGGTGAGTCCACTAAAGGAGGATGAATGTCTAACTGGTCATTTAAAACACCAACAGTTGAAGAAGGTCCTGCAGGCATGCATAGACTGTTTGAGTTCTATAAGTTAGACCGTGGTATTTCTATTGTATTAGATACTAATGGACAGTACCAACAAATTCGTTATCCACTTGATTCTGATTTGCCAACCTATCCTGTTGTCTATCGTGGTGGCTATGCCCACACAGTAGATGACACTACTAAAGCAGCGCTTATTGCTGGTGGTGTAGGAGTGACGGAAGCAAACTTTACTGAACTATGAGTCTACATCAAATACAAACACATCCTGAATATGTAGAGGGATGTTTTGGGTGCAAGGTTATGACCCTTGAACTAGGTACAGGTGATGCTGACTCTCGTCGTCAAAGACCACAGAGAGCGTTTAACCAAGAACTAAATGCTTACAATGAGGCTAGAGCACAGGGTATACAACCTGGCGGTACATCAATGCAAAGGATTCGTGAAGCCGAAAAGGCTTCCGAAGTATTAGGCAAGCCATACAACTCGAACACAATGCCTGATGCAAACAAGGTAAACAAATCAACCGTATCGGTAATGAAAGAGATAGGACAAATATAATGCCAATGGTAAACGGAGAAAAGTTCCCATATACAGAAGAAGGCAAGATGGCTGCAAAGAAGAAGGCCAAGAAAATGGGCAAGCCAATGAAGAAGGCTGTTAAGAAGACAGCAAAGAAGATGGCTATGAAGAAGATGGGCAAGAAGTAATAAATGCCAAAAATGCCTAAGCAACCAAATAAATCTAAAAGTAAAACACCAGCAGAAGTTAGAGATATTCAGACACGTATTAAGCCACGCAAACTTACAGCCTTTGAAGAATTACTCATTAAGTATAAGGGTGATATTACAAAGATTCCTGGTTGGCAAGGCGGAAGAGGAACAGAGTAAACAATGGCTAAGTCTCCAGCATGGACGCGTAAAGAAGGCAAGAATCCTAAGGGAGGACTTAACGCAAAAGGTCGTGCATCCTACAAGGGTGGCACTCTTAAGGCTCCTGTTAAATCTGGAGACAATCCACGCAGGGCATCCTTCCTAGCACGGATGGGTGGGATGCCAGGTCCAGAGCGCAAGCCTGATGGCTCACCTACTCGTCTACTTCTATCACTGCAAGCATGGGGTGCTTCCTCAAAGTCAGATGCAAAGGCTAAGGCTGCTGCTATCTCTAAGAGAAACAAGGCTAAGAAGTGAAAAAGAAATCTACAGTTAATGCTGCTGGTAACTACACTAAGCCCGCTATGCGTGCTGCATTGTTTAAGAAGATTAAGGCTGGCTCTAGAGGTGGAGACCCTGGTGAATGGTCTGCTCGTAAAGCGCAGTTGCTTGCTACTGAATACAAGAAGGCAGGCGGAGGGTACAAGTAATGGCCCTTGCTAAATCTCAAAAGTCTCTTAAGAAGTGGACTGCACAGAAGTGGAAAACTTCTGATGGCAAACCATCTAAAGGTAAGAAAAGATATTTACCAGCAGCAGCATGGGCTGCATTAAGTCCTGCTGAAAAAGCAGCAACTAATAAAGCAAAGGCTGCTGGTAATGCCAAAGGTAAACAGTTTGTAAAGCAACCAAAGTCAATAGCAAAGAAAGCAGCGAGGTTTAGATAATGGCAACAGGAGTAGCAGGTAGCACACTTGCTGACGAGTTGAATCGTCTTGCAAATAGTGGGACATACCCAACACCAGATGCATACCAATCCGAACAAGGTGCAGCAAACAACTATGCTGAGACTAGTGGCTTAGGTATTATTGCTGCTCTAAATATTAAGGCTGACGCAAATCGTCAACCCGATGAATACAAGATGCTTAACGCTATCTGTAATGAATTAGCAGGAACTACTGGACTATCAGCCATTGTTGCATTAAGGAGCATAGACCTGTGACAACAACATTGACACAGATGATTGATGAAGTGCTTATCAATCTATCAGGTTACACATACCAGCAAGACCGCTCTACCTATCTTAGAACTGCGGTAACTGGTTTAACCTCACCAAGTACTTCACCTACAATTTTGTCTCTTGGAGACACCAGCAATGTAGGTAAAGGTGTACTTGAGGTTGATGAAGAATTAATGTGGGTTGATTCATTTGACCGTGTTGGTAATACAGCAACAGTCGCCCCTTACGGACGAGGCTATCTGGGAACAGATGCTGCTACTCATGCCGCGGATGCAAAGGTAACTATCTCACCTATTTTCCCGCGCTATGTTATTAAGAAGGCTATCAACGATACTATCGAAGCAGTTGGCTCTGCCATCTATGCAGTTAAGCAAACATCATTTGTTTACAATGCAGCGGTAACAACATACGAGTTCCAAGATTTATACATAGAGAACATTCTTACTATGTCATGGCAGGATATTGGGCCAACAAAAGAATGGATTAGAATTAAGCGTTGGTCATTTGACCCGTTTGCTGATGTAGCCACATGGGGTGGCGGTTCCCAAACTGTAACTATTCAGGATGTTATTATTCCTGGTAGAACTGTTAAGGCTATGTATGCTACACACCCAATGCCTTTTACAACTAACACACAAGACTTTGCTACACAAACTGGATTATCAAATACAGTTAAAGATGTAGTTATTTTAGGCGCAGCCTACAGACTGTTGTCTTATCTTGACCCAGCCCGTGCTGCTCAGTATAGCCCACAGGCTGATGAGATTGACTCTAAGCGTCCGTTTGGTGCATCTAATACAGCAGTGCGTCAAATCTTTGGACTATATCAACAGCGTCTTAATGAAGAAAAGCAAAAGCAATTAACTCAGTACCCAACACGAGTTCACTACAGCCGATAGGAATATAAATGACAACTAGAAATTACTCCTCACGCTCTCAGCAATCTACGCTGACTAGCGCGGTTACTGCTGGTGCAACAACCATTGTTGTTCAGTCAGGCCCCGCTCTGCTTGGTGGTGCAACGATTGCAGGTGGTACAACCTTTACTCTGGTCATTGACCCAGATACAGCGCTCGAAGAAATTGTAGATGCCACGGCGGTATCAACTAACACCTTTACTATTACCCGTGCTATAGATGGCTCATCTGCCCAAGCCCACTCGGCTGGTGCAGTCACACGCCACATGGCTATCGGACGTGACTACCGTGAGGCTAATGTCCACATTGAGTCTACAACAGGCGTACACGGGGCTACAGGGGCTGTGGTGGGTACTACAGATACCCAGACTCTAACTAATAAGACCCTTACTGCCCCTACCATTACCAACCCTAGCATTACAGGTGCTGGTGTAGATGCAAGCATTGTATTTGAGGGCGCGACTGCAGATGCTTACGAAACTACACTTACAGTAGTAGACCCAACTCAAGATAATACAATCACAATGCCTAATACAACAGGTACAGTGGTAATTGCAACGGCAGTACAGACTCTTACTAACAAGACTTTAACTAGCCCAACCATTTCTGGTTCTCCAGTAATTACTGGTCTATCTTCTGCTGGTATGTCAGCATCATCTGCTACTCCTAAGGACTATGTAGATAGTATTCTAGGTTCAGCAACTTCTGCAGCGACTTCCGCTGCAAGTGCTGCAACATCTGCAGCATCGGCTGCTACCTCTGCTGGAAGTGCAGAGACATCTGCAATTGCTTCAGCAGCATCTGCCACAACTTCAGCAAGTTCAGCAACAGCAGCAGCGACAAGCGCTACCTCAGCAGCAGCATCTGCCACAGCAGCGGCAACTAGTGCAACTAGTGCAGCAGCAAGTGCAACAACTGCTGCTAACTCAGTAGCAACAATTGCAGGTTATGCTACATCTGCTGCAAACTCTGCTACTGCTGCAGCAACTAGCGCGACAAGCGCTGCTACTAGCGCATCATCTGCTTTAACTAGTGCAAACTCTGCAGCCACATCTGCTTCTACTATGAATGCAAGCGTAACTGCTGCAGCCACAAGTGCAGCCAGTGCAGCCGCATCAGCAACCGCTGCTGCTACTAGTGCTACCTCTGCTGCAGCGTCAGCGACTGCTGCTAATACAAGTGCTATCAATGCTGCTGCAAGTGAATCTGCAGTTGCTGCTAGCGCAAGTGCTGCTGCAACTTCTGCGACATCAGCAAGTAACTCAGCAACGGCTGCAGCAACATCTGCTGCATCTGCTAGCACATCAGCATCTTCTGCTTTAACTAGCCAGAGCGCTGCTGCAACTTCTGCAGCAAGTGCTTCTACTTCAGCATCAAGTGCTTTAACTTCAGCAACTAGTGCTGCTACATCCTATGATGAGTTTGATGACCGCTACCTAGGTGCTAAGTCATCTCCACCATCAGTAGACAATGACGGCAACGCATTACTTACTGGTGCTCTTTATTGGAACACTGTATCTAATAAGATGTTCGTTTGGTCAGGTTCTGCTTGGACAGAAATCTCATCTAGTGCTGACATTATTTCTTACAAGTACACAGTCGCAAGTGGCGCTACTAGCGTAACTGGTGCTGATGATAATGGCTTGACTCTTGCCTACACAGTAGGTAAAGAACAGGTCTACATCAATGGTGTGCTACAGGTAAGAGGTTCTGACTACACAGCATCTACTGGCACAAGCATTACTGGTATGGCAGCATTGACTGCTAGCGATATTGTTACAATCTTAGCCTTTACAGCATTCGTAGTAGCAAACACGTACACGATTGCTCAGGCTGACGCCACATTTATTCCTGATGCAATAGTTGATGCTAAGGGTGATTTAATTGTTGCTTCTGCTGCTGACACAGTTGCTCGTTTAGCGGCAGGTTCTAACGGCGAGACACTTGTAGCAGATAGTTCCACTTCAACAGGCTTGCGCTATACGGGTTTATTTGGTGCAAATAAGAACAAAATTATCAATGGTGATTTTTACATCAATCAAAGAGGTTTTACTTCAAGCACGGCAAGTGGTTTTAATTTTGACAGATGGCAAGCATTTTTATCTGGTGGAACTTCAACAATTTCTAATGAAGCATTTACTCCAGGAACAGCACCAGTTGCAGGATACGAAGGTAAGTCTTATTTGCGTATGGCATCTACTGGACAATCTGGAGTAGGAGACAGAACCAGTGTTTTCCAATACATTGAGGATTGTAGAACCTTAGCGGGTCAGACAGTTACTATTTCATTTTGGGCAAAGGCATCAACTGGAACACCTAATGTCTCGGTAGAGTTTTTTAGAAGTTATGGAACAGGTGGAAGCCCATCATCAAGCGAATCAGTAGCCGCCGCAAAAATAGGAATTACAAGTTCTTGGGTAAGATATAGCGCAACAGTTAGCGTTCCTTCTCTGACTGGTAAAACTTTAGGAACCACAGAGCAAGGATTTTTGGGGTTGGGTCTTTGGACTTCAGCGGGAACAAACTTCAATGCCCGCACAAGTTCTTTAGGAATTCAATCAGTCACTATTGACTGGTGGGGCGTACAGGTTGAGGCAGGTTCAGTCGCTACCGCTTTCCAAACTGCAACGGGAACAATTCAAGGAGAATTAGCCGCTTGCCAGCGTTACTACTATGTAGCAGCAAGTGGTGCGAACAAAACGATTTCTATGGCTGCCGCTTATGCAACAAATAGCGCTTATGGAGTTTTACCTTTCAAAGTTTCTATGAGAACCGCCCCAACCTTGGTGCAAACATCAGGGACAGATTATTACACTCTTGTAGGCGGAAACACCTCAGATGGATTTAATTCGTTTTCATCCATACAAAACGCAAGCACCGAATCCTGCCGACTAGATGTAGAAAGCGGTATTTCATCAATCCAATTAGGCGCATACTGGTTTATTGCCGCGTCTGCCAGTGCCTCACTAGCCTTTAGCGCGGAGTTATAATGAAGCCAACATACGAAGAAATAGAAAGTCTTTTGGGCGAAGGTTGCATTAAGGCAACTTATGAAAATGGTGTAGTTCTTTTAATACCTAAAGACCCAGCCAACTCGGATTATCAACGCTATCTAAACCCAGAAGCGGAACAATCCACACCGAACCTACCAATCGGAGGTAACAACTAATGACAAGAGCAAGAGATGTAGCCGACACACAAGACAACCTTGGTGGTGCGGTACCTCCGTTTGTGGCTGGTAAGAACGCAATCATTAATGGCGGTATGGATGTATGGCAACGAGGTACTTCATTCACAAATGGTGGACAGTATACTGCTGACAGATGGTACTTTGATATTTCTGCTAGCACTGTAACTTCAACTAGAGAAACAACTATTGTTCCTGCTGGTTTTCAATACTCTTGGAAAGTATCTAAATCTGCGGGAAGTTCTACTGCTACTTTGATGGGGCAAACAATAGAAACTGCTAATGCAATACAATTTGCTGGTAAAACTGTAACAGTTTCATTTTATGCTGCAGCAGATACTGCAACGACTTTTACACCAGTTCTGACTTATTCAACATCTGTTGATAATCCAAGGTCTGGCAGTTGGACAAATATCACTCCAACTGTAAATGGTTCTACTTCTGTCTCAACAACTACATTTGTCAGAATCGTCTCCACATTTGCAGTACCATCAACTGCTAAGTCTTTATTTATGTATATTGAACCTACTGTTGCATCAGGTGCAAATATTTATGTAACTGGTTTTCAACTTGAACTCGGTTCAATCGTAACCCCATTCGCCCGTGCGGGCGGTACTGTCCAGGCTGAACTTGCTTTGTGTCAGAGGTATTACTACAGATTAGTTTCAGGTTCAACTTATGGAGTATTTAATCAATATGGAATAGCATCATCAACAACAAACTCTGTTACTGGCTTGCTTTTACCAGTAACAATGAGAACCAATCCATCGGGAACTGTGGACTTTGCTAACCTTAGAATTATAGCGCAACAAATTGGTGTTTACAATGCAATTAGTGCTGTTACTTTAGATGGACCAGCAACCACACCAAATTATCTTGGATTAAATCTTACAACAACAGGTTTAACTACTTTAGCAATAGCAGGTTTTAGTGCTAACAATTCAACAACTGCCTTTGTAGGCGTAAGTGCGGAGTTATAAAAATGGATAATGTAACCTATTTAGACCAAGAACAGTCCGACGGAACAATTGTAACTTTTGCCATCATTGACCACGGCAACGGAGAATTTACTTCAATGCCTAAGTCAATGTATGACGCTCAGCAAGCGGAGAAATTCACACCAATTCTGCCTGAGTAGATTTGCCTACTTGACAAGGTATGCCATAATAGTATAGGGGCAATTTGCCACAACATAAGGGGACACAATGGCTAAAGTAAACAAGGGAACACTGGCAATTGGCTGGTGTGACAACGGCAACACTGATGGTAAGTTCACAGAAGGTGTGGTTAGTGTGGCACTACAATGTGCCAACAACGGCATCGAACTAACTCACAGTATGCGAGTACAGGGTAACCAGATTGGCAGACAACGCCAGGTTCTGTTTGACTACTGGGCTGACCAGATTAAAAGCGACTGGCTTCTATGGATTGACTCAGACATTGTAGTTAACATGGAAGTAGTTGCCAAACTATGGGATGCTGCTGACAAGATTAACCGACCAGTAGTTAGTGGTACATACTTTATTTCCAAAGAACATGAGGGTACATTGGCTAAGCCATACCCAGCATTGTTTTATGATGTAGATGAGTTTAGTATCCAGCATGTACATCCACTACCAGATAACGAACTCATCAAGGTAGATAGTGCAGGCTTTGGTTTTGTTCTTATGCACAAGTCAATCATTCCTAAGATGCGTGAGAAGTTCCCAGACCAGTCAATGTTTGCAGAACAAGAGAACGTTGGCGATAAGTATGTAGGTGAAGACATTGTCTTCTTCCGTAAGATGCAACAGTCAGGTATTCCATTACACGCACACACTGGTGCATTAGTACAGCATATTAAACGCTTTAGTCTTGACTATAGTTACTACGCACTGTACTGGGCACACGAACATTTAAAGAATAAACTTAAAGAACAACAAGACTAGGAGTCTAAGTGGCTAATCGTGATATTACCGAAGGTCGTGCAACGCGAGCCATTGCTGTCGATGTTGGTGTCGTTGCTACCTCTGCTATCTGGCAAAATACAGATATAGCCTATGACGTTGCCCTTGGTGGTATGCCGTTTATCTACGCTATTAGCGATGCTCGTCCATACATCCGCCAAACTGCACCTTTCCGTAAAGAACAGTTTGATAATCAAAGAGAACCAGGTGAGCAGTCACTTACTGGTTGGTGGATTCGCAGTCAGCAATCTTTTCATGGTGGAGATGGTATAACTTTCTTTGACCCAGCAGATGCAGCAGCCAACTCTCCAGCACAATACCGCTTTGCAGACAGCCAAGGGGTAAATGTATTTGAGCAAGGGCAAGTAACTCTACTTAAAAGCGTATCCGATGTGCATCAGACTACTGGTCCAGTTGTAGGAACAGACCATCAGCATGTTAATCAACATGTGCGTTCTATTCAATGGTCAGACGTTAATGGTGTCCTATTACATGATGAGTTTGATGTAGATAAAATCTATCCATCAATTACTGTATCAATAACTAACAAGGCTTTGACTAGCAATGTGGCAACCCTTACTACATCAGCGGCACACGGACTTACAGTAGGTATGACAATTGTAATAACAGATGTAGATGCTACATTCAATGGCTCTTATCGTATTACTGGTGTACCTACAACTACCACTTTTACCTATGCTAAGGTTGCATCTGATGTAGGTTCAACTGCGGTATCACCAGTTGGTACTGGCGTAACAGACCCAGTAATCCATTACATTGATTATCTTTCTGGTACTGATAAAAAAGTATTTGCTATATGTGATGATGGGGTTAATGCTTACTGGGTAACTAATAAAACAGTAGGTGGAAATGAACGCCTTACTATGTTTAAGAAGCCACTATCAGGTGACTCAATTACTGGTTCATCTAATCCATCTGCATCAGGTGACGTTACTCAAATGTTTCAAAGTGGTAGCATTGAAATTGAATATGCTGCTATGGAGTTTATTAAAGACCGTATAGTTCTTTGTGTAAATAATGCAGTGTATGAATTAGCAACTAATGCTACTGCACTTCCAAGCCCAGTATATACAAATCCTAATACCAACTATCACTATACATCTGTGGCTGCATCTGGTCCTGCAATCTATACTGCTGGACATTCTGGTATTTATTCTACTATCCAAAAGTACACACTATCTACCGCTGGTGTAATGCCTACTCTTACATCTGCTGTTGTTGCAGCAGAATTACCTGCTGGTGAGATTGTAGAAAAATTATACTACTACTTGGGTTATATGATGATTGGAACCAATAAAGGTCTTCGAGTCGCAACAGTCTCAGACCAAGACGGTTCTATTAACTATGGGCCTTTGGTTGTAGAGACAACACAACCAGTCTATGACTTTGCTGCTAGAGATAGATTTGTTTGGGCAGCATCAGGCATAGGTGCTTTAGATGGCGGACTTATCCGCCTTGATTTAGGAACAGAAGTAGAACCATTACGATTTGCATACGCAAATGATTTACAAGTACAACAGAATACAGAACACTACACAACAGGCGTAGCATTTCTTGGCGCAAGCAATAGGCTTGCATTTACAACAGCATACAATGTTACAGATGGTGCAATCTACTTAGAGTCAGCCACAGAATTAGTGTCCAATGGGTACTTAACTACTGGTTATATTAGATACAACACACTAGAACCAAAAAACTTTAAGCGTCTTATTGCACGTGGAGATTATGAGTTTGGGTCTATGACTCTACAAACAGTTACCGCTGATGGCACTGCATTTGATGTCGTATCTTATGACTCATCAGTACCACCAGTTGAAGTAACTACATCTAATCCACAGGAAGCACAGGAGTATTTATCCTACAAGTTTATATTGTTTCGTGATGGTACTGACTCAAGTAAAGGTCCTGTTATGGAGGGATATCAGGCAAAGGCTTACATTGCCACACCACGACAGAGAGTTATAAAGTTTCCTGTCTATTGTTATGATGTAGAAACAGACAAGTATAATGTGCTAACGGGATATGACGGACGAGCATTTGACAGAATTACACAACTAGAATCTGTCGAACAAAACGGTGATGTTGTTACATGGCAAGACTTAACTACAGGTGAGTCACGTCAGGCACTCATTGAACAAATCTCATTCACCCGTTTGACTCCACCAGACCGTGGCTTTAATGGTTATGGTGGCATCATTGATATAACGATAAGGACTGTGTAATGCAAGCACAAGACTATGCAACCGTTGCTGTTGCTGTAATGACAATTATAGGTGGCTTTGCTGCAGCGGTACGCTGGATGGTTAAGCACTATCTTAATGAACTTAAGCCTAATGGTGGTTCAAGTGTCAAAGATTCTGTTACTAGATTAGAAACAAAGGTAGAAGTTCTCTACCAAATGATGTTACAAAGAGGGAAGAATGAATGAAGAATGTTGTCAAGAGAGCCACACCTGCCGCTATTGCTGTCCTTCGACAAGCCACAGCGATAGCGCCATCTCGTATGAAAGCATCCGATGGACTTCTGCCGTCGAGAGCGCATCAGGCACAGAACCCCAACAGCGACCATAACACAGGACTTGCCGTTGATTTAACTCATGACCCTAAGAATGGAATTGATTGTGCTGACATTTTTGAAAAACTTAAAGAAGATAAGCGGGTTACTTACCTTATCTTCAAAGGCAAGATATGGTCTAAAGAAAAGGCTAAACAAGGAAACAGACGATACACTGGGAGTAATCCTCATAACAAGCATCTACATATTTCTATTGATGCTGCTTGCTCTGCCGATACTTCTCCATGGTTTTGGTGGTTGAACCAACCAAAGATTATCAGTCAAGTTATTGCTAAAGTAACACCAGTACCTGCTAAGAAAGCATATACAAAACAAGTTTGTACTTGCTGCAAATTGCACAGTACAAAATCCTAATCCCCTAGGAGGAATAATGGAGCAATTCAAACAACTATCACTTACTTGGTTCCGTGCAGCAGCAGCATCTGCTGTAGCACTTTACCTTGCAGGAGAGACAGACCTAAAGACCTTAGCAATGGCAGCAATCGCTGGCTTTGCTGGTCCATTACTCAAGTGGCTAGATAACTCTGCCCCAGAGTTTGGTCGCGGTTCAAAGTAGTACCCATTTAAGGGGCTTAGCAGCCCCATAGAGACAGTAAACCCCCCGTTCTGGTTTCCCCTACCAGCGCGGGGGGTTTTTTCTATTTCTGCAGGGCAGAAAGTATGTCTTCAACCTTAATAAGGTAGCCCTTACTAGGGTTCGGAGGTATGTTGCAAGTAATGGCTCTTCCCCGAACCGTTACTACCTGCTTCAGTATCTCCGTTGGTATCAAGAGGGTTGCCCCTTCTAATACGAAGGCCCAGTATTCTGCCTTAGTACTAGATAGCCCTGATAGATACCAATTCTCATTGTTGTGTGACCAGCAAACTGTCTCAATGTATAGGTTGCCAGTATCTTTCCATTTCAAATCTGTCTTTACTTCTACTGTCTTGCCACCTGTTAGTAGTTGTTCTACTAACCCTTCTCCTTCATGTCCCTTTGCTAGGTCTAAGTCGAAGTCTGATAGTTTGCTCATGGGTATCCTAAGTATAGTGGCTTGGCTGTAATGTTGAGTTTGTTTCTCATTAACTTACGTTCATATTCTGTAGTGCCACCCCAGAATCCAAAGACTGCGTTCTTAAGTGAGTAGTCTAAGCACTGTTTCTTAACCTCACAGTTGCTACAGATTTTCTTAAGCATCTTAACTTCTCTATATGTAGAACTACCATCTGGTACAAAGAACTCCTCTGACTCTACACTTCTGCAGTTAGGTGTGCCTTGCCAATCTGGGTATTCCATCTATCCTCCTGTTGAGTAGAAGCCTGGGCCATTAAACTTGACTGCTGGTGCTGACCATATACGCTGCATGATTTCACCACAAGTTGTGCAGGCTGGCGGTATATTCTCGCTTACTTCAATTACATCTGAGCAACAATTACATTTGAAATCAAACAGTGGCATTAGTCAAACTCCTGGCCCGTTGGGTGAGGGAGTGTGACCATAGACCCACAGTTAACGCACTCTCCATCAAGGAAATAAAAGCATATTTCACCTTGGTCAAACGCAACAAGCGCATGAAATACATCCCCTCCACATACGCAAACATCTCCAATAGATTCTCCTCGCAAGTCCATAGCGTGTGAGTAATCCGTTGGATGTAGTAACTCTCTGATTTCTTTAACGACATCATTCTCCTCGTTCGTCATCATCTGCCTCTACTAAATCATCATCAGGCTGTGGCTTCCATCCGCCTAGATTTCTAATTAAAGATGCAATAGTTCTTTGGACTTTCATTCGTGCGCCATCTGGTGTTGTGTCTAACTCTTTGGCTGTCTCACTCCACTCGACATTGTCCACTGTGAACCTGACTTTAAGAATAAATTGCTTTGCTTCTGAAAGTTTATAATATGCTGCTGCAATATCAGACCTAAGCACTAACCAGTTGTTGCCATCGTTAGCAGCCTCTGACTTGTTGAACTTAAAGTTAAGGTCTTTAATCTTAGTTGGAATTTCATACGACTCAGCAATGATTGATGGTAAGAACGCTTCGATAACAGATGCATCGTAGTAGTAGAGGTCAAGCAACTCATAGCCAACCGTCCGTGCCTTCTCGCGTTCACAATAAGTAATTGCTTTATTGCGAAGAGACTTGGCTATGAGTTTGTCCTTGTCTTTTCTTGGTAGTGCTGACCACTCTTTGTACTTAACTGGGTGACTAACAAACCATATCCACAGCACTTGCTGTATGTCTTGCTGGTCAGTCATTGGGTATTTGCGCTGGTATTCGGCAGCAATAGCCACAACCATCTGCTCATACTCTTCTAAGTAGTCCACGTTATCCCTCTGCTACGCCTTCCCATTGTCGCCTTTGCACCAATAGTCCGATTATTGCATAGTTTGCTAGGTCAATAAAGGTATCTTCAATACTTTCATAGTTGGGCGTGTCGCTACTTTTGTAGTAAAGGTTTTCTAATCGTGCCATCTTGTCGTGCATACGCACAAGTAGTCCATTCATTGCACCACCTGGAGCATTGGCTATGTTAAATGGGCCGTAGTCTTGATGCTTACGCACCATAATTATACGCAGTTCATTTAATATATCTTCAAAATTATTCAGGTCTTTCATTTAGTATCTCCTTAGCCTGTTCTTCAAAGTCCATCATTGCTTCTTGCACTAACACTTCTTCTACAATCTCATCTCCATGCCCTGCCTCTGACGATACTAGCACGGCTGCCAGCATAGTTAGCATGCTGTTTGCTTTATCGTGGTCTACTTTGTTTGCTATCCATACATCTCTTAACGCATTAAGGATATCTAATCCTTTGCTGTTGGAGATTGGTATGCCTATGTATCTAGGATGTTCCTTGATGAACTCCCATACATCTTCACCGTTATTAAGAAATGCATTTTCGGATTCGCTCATTAATAAACTCTGCCCCCTCTAGCATTACTATGCTGTTTACATCATGCCCTTCTGGCATCTGTACTATATTAACATTACTTAACTCTCGGCTAACCTTTTTGCCAAAATCCATACCTGCTGTATCACCATCTGCTAATACAATTACTGTATCGAAGTCATCTAATATCTTAGAGTAAAACGGTTTCCAATTGTTGGCCCCTGGAATACCTACGGCTGGATGGTTAGTCTTGACACTAACTGTAATGCAATCTATCTCTCCCTCTGTCACACAGATATAATCTGATGCAGTAAGAACTACTTGTGCATTGAACATGCTGGTCTTAGCACCTGGCATACCCATATACTTTGGGTCAGCATTACCTATCGCTCTGAATCTAATATCAACTACACCTGATGGTGTTATGTAGGGTATTGCTAGCCTCCCTGTGTACTGTTCATGACCTGGAAGAGCGTCCTTTACTACTCCAAGATGAAAGCGTTGCGCCTCGTCGACCGAGAGATTGCGTGTTGCTAGATACTCTGTTGCTAGATGAATCTGTTTTGCGTACTGGTGCGTCGCCTGTAAGAGAAATTGTCTGTGCGAACTTGACAGCCTCACTGTAGTTACCTCCTTCTCTATGCATAATTAAATCGTATACATCTCCACCAACACCACATCCGTGGCATTTGAATCTGTTTTCTTCAAAGTTAATACCTGCTGATGCATGACTGTCCGCATGAAATGGACACTTAATTTTGCGCCAGCCGTGTCCCTCAGCAGGCACGGCTGCGCCTACATATCTTAAGTAGTCCGCGATACTATGTTTCACCCATTGCCTTTCTGATTAGGGCAAGCCAAATGCTGGCTGGCATTGTGCAATACCACTCGCCAACATCTGACTTACCTCTGCGCTTATGTAGAACTGTCCCAGTCCACGCGTTGTCGTTCTTAATCTCTACCTCTAACTCTTTCACCCAAGCGCTCAAGTCCATGCGGACGTGGTCTTTAACCTCGATGGTCACTCCATTCACACCGCTGATATCACCTTTGTCTAGTTGTGCTCCTGCGATTCTGCGGTCTGCATATGGAAAGCCATTGACCTTTAACCACTTGACAGCATCTGCTTCTGCCTTGCTGCCTTTACGCTTGGCTGCTGTACTCATTCTTTATCTTGCTCTGTAATGATAGCAATAACCCATCCATTGCTTTCACCTTTTTCTGCACGTACACGTGCGATATCAATGTTAGATGCACGGATAACTTTTGTTTTATTCTTTTCATAAATAATTTCATACTTCGGCATTTACTAACTCCTTTACTGTTTCCCATACAAAACCATCTTGATGGCGTGTAATTTGTCCAAGAATATCAAACCATTGTTGGTCTACTTGTACAGTGATAGTATATTTTGTCATTGTAATACTTCTTCCTGTTGGTATCTAACTGCTACATCTTCTAAGTACATAGACTCAGGATTAAATGACAGAGTAACATAGTTACTGCCTGTCTGGTCAGCCCGTCCGTATCTGTTTTTAACTGGGGCTACGCATAAGAATGTTTCGTCTCCCTGTTTCATCTGTCCGATTGTAAGTACCATTGCTGGTATCTGATTGACCATGCCCTGCACTGCACTACGCGGCTGACAAGGATAGCCATCAAAGCCTTCTTTAGTATGATGTAGTACCAACACTGCTGCGTTGGTATCTCTGGCTAGGTACTTAAGTTCTTTCATAACGGCACGCATTGCACCGAACTCATCATACCCATCCATTGCTACATCCATTAGGTTGTCTACCACAATCAAGGTAGGACTCTTACCCCATACAGTTTCAAATGCTGAGACTTCATCATCTAAGTCCTTGAGTGTAGGGCTAGATTCAAATGACCAGAACAAATGATTGTTGAGTTGCAGTATTTCATGTGACTTGTCTGGGTTATTCTTTAGCAAACTTTCTGCTGCTGTCTGTGTCATCTTGCCAGTCATGGCAATCAAGCGCATAGCCATTGTGTGTGCATTGGTATCTGCTGAAAAGTAAAGTGTCGGATGTTTTGTTTTTGCAGCAATAGACAATGCAACTGATGACTTGCCTGCACCTGGAGTGCCAGCGATTACAGTTACTTCTGCTCGACGCAGAATAATACCAGCCCTTTCAAATGCAGCAAAGGCAGGTGGCAACGGTTCGCCACCCACCTCTGCTTTATTTATAGAGCGTTTGAGGGTCTTCACTTAATCTGTTCTGGAACAAAGGTGTTCCATTCAGGTGACTGAACTGTTACGTATTGGTTCTTACACTTGTCGAAAGCACCTTTAGGTGCTGGACAAAACCAACCCTTGTATGGCTTACCATCTTTACCCATACCTTGAATTGCAGTCATCTTACCGTGTGGACAATTGCGTCCACCAATGATTTGAGTTGGTGCTGGTGCATATTCTTGGGCAGGAATTGTTGTTCCTGTTTCAATGATGTTGCCATTGAACGCTGCTGCTACTGACTGTGCTGTTGGGGTTGGAGTACCGCGTACTGCTGACTCTAGTTCCTGTGCTGCTGATGCAATGGCATGCACTGATAGTGCAATGATGTTGTCTAGTTCATCTCCGCTTTCTGCGCGGACTGTTACTAGGCTACCTGCTGGTGTCTTTACTGTGATACTGATTGGTGCTTCTGTGCTAGGCACTATCTTCTCCTTGCTCAAATGGAGTGGCTAGACCCTTCTGGTCACGCCACTGTCTTACTTTCATTGCAAACTGTACACCTTTCCATCCTTCTTTGATGTCAACCCATACTAGTTTGCATGTTCCTGTCCCTGCTGGGGCATGAATTATAATTGCTTT